GTACTGAAGAACCACGCCAAATCTATTGGTGTTTTACGTACACTGGTAGTGATTCCTACCCACGCCCGGATTACTGGAGTGCGATTAACTATATTGAGTTGGATAAGCAGATTTCAATTTTCCATATCAACCAAATTTCAAACGGTCTTTTCCCTTCTACTATCATTAACTTCTACAACGGGCAAGCAACGCCTGAGCAGAAGCAACAGATGATGATGGACTGGGAAAACAAGATGAGTGGCGCACGTAATGCAGGCAAGGTGGTTATGTTCTTCAACGAACGTGATCAACCAAAGACTGAGATTACACCATTCCCCGTGAACGATGCGGATAAGCAGTATCAACTTATGGATACTACCGCACAGCAAAAGATTATCACAGCACACCGTGTTACTACTCCGCTGCTTTTCGGTATCAGAGAAACATCAGGATTTGGTAGCAACAAAGATGAGATGGCTACAGGTCTTGAGATATTCAACAAGCAAGTGATTGAGCCGTATCAGGCTATGATTAACAAGAGCATCGAGGAATTATTGAGCAATCAATTGCCGGGTGTGACGTTTGAGATTGTACCAAACACACCACTTGCAGTTGAGCAGGCTGAAGTAATTGCAGATACAACAGGCGGCACTACCACAGATGTTGCTACTACTGCCTTGAATGGTGCGCAGATTACATCGCTTGTAGACATCGTAATGCAAAGTGCTGCGGGTGCTGTACCTGTAACAAGTGCGAAGGCTATTGTAACTGCTGCTTTCCCAACACTTCCTGCCGCAACCATTGATGCAATCTTTGCTGATGTGTTACCGGGTAGCTTGCAACCGCAGGAAGTCATCATGAGTGACGAAAAAAAAAAAGATGATAGCACCGCAGGAGATGCATTGATTGCGCTCGGTGAGGATGCATCTGAAGACTGGATATTGATTGACGCATACAACGCGGATGAAGAAATCGAACACGAGTTTGCGGTGCGTACGGGGGCGGCAAGACCTGCGGCAAAGAGCGAACAGGACGCGATTATTGATGGCAAATACTTTATTACACGTTATGTGTATGCAGGTAGTTTTACCCATGATAATATGCGCCCATTCTGCAAGAAGATGGTGGAAGCAGGTAAGTTATACCGCAAAGAAGACATCGTGTCGATGGAGAATGTAGCTGTCAATCCCGGATGGGGCCCTAATGGTGCGGACACTTACGACATTTGGTTCTACAAAGGCGGTGGTAATTGCCGCCACTTTTGGGAAAAGCGTGTATATGTAGATGCAAAGGGCGCAAAGATTAATCCTAATGATCCAGATGCAAAGCGTATTGCTGTATCACTTGCTGAACGCATGGGCTATAAGGTGCGCAATAACGCACTTGTTGCAAAGCTTCCTGAAGATATGCCTTACAACGGCTTCCTTCCAACCAATCCTATTTACGGCAATCAATAATTACAACTATGGCAGAAGTACTTTTAATATCAGAAAACTACATAAAGAAATATACAACGGTCAATGGTAGTGTTGACCCCAATATTTTATACCCTTCGGTATATTTAGCACAGGATAAGTGGTTGCTTCCCTTTTTGGGAACTGACTTGCTAAACAAGATTAAGGCTGATGTAGCGGCTAACACAATCGCGGGCAACTATCAAATCTTATTAGAAGATTACATTCAAAAGATGTTGCTGTGGTGGGTGATGGTGGATGTTACTCCAAACCTTTGCTACCGCATGGACAATGGCACGCTAGTACAACGTCAAAGCGAAGACACCATGCCCGTATCTGATTTAGTTATGAAGGATATGATAGACCGTGCAAGACAAAACGCCGAGCACTATACCACATTGCTTGTTGACTACCTATGTGCTAACTCAAGTTTGTTCCCGGAATACTCAACAGCAACTTGGCCAGACCGTTCACCGCGCACAGATGTGACCAACACGCTTAACTACCAATTCAGCACGGGCAACACGGCTACTTCATTCCGTCCTACCTACTCACGAAATATCATTAACAGAATACCATGAGTGAAAAAAAGACACTGAAACAAGATTACACCGAACGTTTGCGCAAGTATGAGCGTGAGCTTTCACTAAAACTACGAGCCAATGGCAACAAAGAAACAGCCAAACCCGCAACCAAATAAGGTTGATCTAAAAGGATTGCGCTACAAGCTGCAATTAATAGACGGCTTGTGGTCTATACCACTTGCCTTTTTATTATTTGCTGTATCGGGCACGATGTCGGTTGCCTATTTTGGTGATGCACTCATTAGCACGGAATACATCCAGTATATTGTATTGGCTGCAATGGTAATGGTCTTTGCCAATTTCGTTGTGTTCTTGGGCATCAGATTCAATTTTCGGGCATTGCAACGGGAGATATATAACAAGGAAGTCAAGTATGAAATAAACACCTATTTAACGACATGGCAAAAGGTTGTATTGTACCTGCTCTTATACTCATTCTACTTTGCTGCATACCTGTATATCTTACACATGCTGATGACGGTTACTGCGTAAGGGTAACCTCGGCTGCGTTTGTTGGTGTAAAAGAGAAAGGCGGCAATAACATGGGCTTTAATGACAAGGCTCTGTTGATTCTTATGAAGCAAGAAGGGTGGAAGCCCGGCTATGCGTGGTGTTCATTCTTTGTCATGGCTATGCTTAACGAGTGCGGCATACCTAACACCATCACAGGTTGGTCACCTACGGCATACAATCGCAACGATGTAATCTTTACAGATGGTAAATTCTTGCAAGCGTTCAGTGATAAGGATGTGCTAGTAATGACCCTATCATACAACTCATTCAAGGGCAAGCGATATAAAGGCATAGGTCACACTGGAATAGTGGACAAGGTATCTAAGTATTCAGTGCGCACGATTGAAGGCAACACTAACGAGCAGGGCATGCGCGATAGCCGTACACGCGATGGGGTGTACTACAAGATTCGCCCACTATCTAAAAATCTACATATCACAAGATGGAAAAAAACAAACTAAGAAACACGGTGCTCATTGCAGCGATTGCATCGGTTGTGCTTATCATGATTATTGTGGGCGCGCGGTCATGCAATCAAATAAGCAATCCCGCTGTAGATAGGCTTCACAGCATAAATGATAGCCTATATCAAGTCATCGAATCAAATAACATTAAGACCGATTCGCTCTTTGCTAAAATTGATTCACTACAAATCCATCAAGACACCATTATTCAACAGCAGCAAATCACCAATGAAATCTACCGCAATGAAACTTACAACATTCTTTCTTCTACTCCTTCTACTGCCAATAGCCAGTTCCGCACAACGCTCAAAAAGTCGGATAGCCTACTCAAAGCAGGATTTTACACCCGAACTTACAACCTACGATCAGCAGCTTTTCAGTCTCAACTACAATAGCATGCTGTATTGGTATGGCACAGCACAGGAAATAGATAGCCTATATCAACTCGAGCGGTTGAAAGTTACATACTACGCAAAGATTACAGGCATTCAAGCGGCAAGTTATGAAACACTGGCAGAAATCTACGCGAACAAGCAAGCGATTGAAAAGGCCATAGCCACCGAGAAAGACACTGAAATCAAAGACCTGAAGAAACGCAACAGGCGGTTAATAATTACTAACACTGCCCTCACTATAGGTATCACAGCGGTAGCAGTTTCTACTATATATTTTGCAATACTATAATCATGGACATTCAGCCAAGAGATATCATAACAATTATAGGTGGAGCGGTATCGCTCACGGGATTGTACTACGCATTGAAGCGCGATGTAGTAAAAGTGTCAACCGCACTGGGTAAAGTTGAGTCTTATCATAAAAGAGAGGTAACTATGTTAGGCGATTCCATTAAAGAAACAAAAGAAGAGTTCAACACTAAGCTAAATGTTATGAAGGAAGAACAAAACAAAGCCATTGATAAGCTCGAAAAAAAGATTGATGTCATTGCTGCGCAGAACCTAACCATCAGCACCAATCTTGCGGAGTTAGCCGGGTTTATTAGAGGCACTAAATAACACTACATGCAGGGTCAATATGCGGAAATCTACAAAGAGATACATGCAGGTGAGGGTACGGTAGCAGAACGCATCCGTTCCGCTATGAAAAAGCATGGCATTACAATGCAATACAGCTCATTTGAGCGATTGTATTATGGTTGGCGGAAGTATCATGGCGATAAGGCAAAAGACCCTGTTAAAACGCATCCATTGGGCAACCTTTCCAAACTTGAAAACCATTTTGCCGACTTCGGAAATATGGTTAACGAGTTGATGCCGGAACAAAGTAACCCGCTTGACCTGCCACCATCGCAGGAATCACACTACAAACCTTACAAGCTACCGATAAATCACAACAACATCTTGTTGCTATCGGATATTCACGTGCCATACCACAACATACAGGCATTGACGCTTGCATTAAAGTATGGTCTGGAGAATGACGTGAATACCATCCTCCTCAATGGTGACATTATAGACTTCTATGCTATCAGTAGATTTGAAAAAGACCCGCGTAAGCGCAACTTCGGGCATGAGGTACTAATGACAAGGCAGTTCTTAGCTACGCTACGCAAACTATTTCCAAACGCTGCTATCTATTACAAGTGTGGCAATCATGATGTGCGTTATGATCACTACATCATGCGCAATGCGCCTGACCTTTTAGGTATGGATGAGTTCAATTTTGAATCGCTCATGCACTTAGATCAACACAACATCACATTCATACCGGATAAGCAAGTAATTCACGCAGGAAACTTGACAATCTTACACGGGCATGAGTTAGGAGCGTCTGTATTTAGTCCTGTGAACATTGCACGTGGTTTGTTTTTACGTGCTAAGGCTAATGCATTATGCGGCCACCATCACCAAGCATCAGAACACACAGAGCCAAACATCAATGGTAAGCTAACAACATGCTGGAGTGTGGCGTGCCTGTGCGAGCTGCATCCCGATTACATGCCAATCAATAAACACCATCATGGTTTTGCGCACGTGCGTATAATGGATACAGGCGAATTTGAAGTAAGTAACTATCGTATTGTGAATGGTAAGATTAGATAACAAAAAGCCCCCACGTTAGGAGGCTTGTTGTATCAATCAATAACAAAAACAATAATGCAATGAACTATCACACTATGTCGCAAATATAGCACAATGAAAGGCAAGCCACATCCGAAAGTAGTACAGCGTAAATTGGGTAGAGAACGTGCCGATGGTTTGTATTGTGATAACGTAATCGAGATAGACCCTACGTTGCCACCGATGCGCTACCTTATTGTGTTGATCCATGAGTACCTTCATCACATTCAACCCGAGTGGAGTGAGGAAAAGGTGGATGCTGAAGGTGAGGCACTGGGTAGGTTTCTGTGGAAACAAGGCTATCGCAAGGTGCAGCAATGATGCGCCCGCTGCTAAGGATTAAGTAGCGTGTCAAAACTTATCTGCTATACCAGCATCCAATAACTCACTTGCCAACCATTCGCGTATCTTACCTACTATGTCGTATTGTTCTTCGGTAAGGTCTTGATATTTCTCAAGGCTACGCAGATGCTGTTGTACTTCGTATAGTGTATCAAAATACCTTACACCATTTACAGCACAACTAAATGCGTGCTGGTCTTCACGTAAATCAAATGTTAGTGTTGCTTTCATTTTTTTGGTGCATTGAGTTTAAGTATTTCGTTTTTTACGTGCATGTAGTACGCTTTCACGGAATAGTATTCACCGGTACCTTCAAAGTCATTAACGATGTCATCGGGTGCGTTAGCCAGTGCTTCATCCACGCAATAGAGTGCGCAGTTAATAGCCTTGTAATGCACTGCGCCTAATTGGCCTTCCTGCTGTTCACCTTCGACTATATCAAAATAGTTCGAGTACAGTTGCCATGCTTTGTCTTTTGCTTTCATAGTGCTAAAGTATTAAGGTGTTCACGCCACATTGGTACACGCTCCTGAAGCTTTGCGATTGCATCTGCATCAAACTCCACTACCTTTTCGTGGATGCGGTCTTGCACTGGTATATCGTATTCCCAATTCGCCAAATCACTTTCAAGGTTAGCGTGTGGATTTTCAGCAAGGAAGGTAGGCATATCGTAAATCATATTCTTTTCTATGCGCTGTGCTTTCTTGATGAACTCATCGTTGCCTTGTGGATCAATAAGATTCATCCTGCGTGCAAGACGGTACTTTTCATCGTCTATCATTTGCAGCGGTGCGTTAACGAGTACAAAGCAAAAGGTTGCAGTGGATGCACCCGTGAGCCACATGTATGCCTGACCTTGCCAGTAGTAATCTTTGCTAAGGTCATTCACCTTTGAATCAATAAAGGTATGGATGTCCCAAGATGATTTAATATCCGGCACATTGACCACTACGCCACCATCTTTGATGAGCAAATCGGGTGTACCTGTTACATACTCATTCTTGAAATTGATTTCATTCTTGAATACGATAGCGTTACGCTCCCTGCGCCACATATCGATGGCATCATTCTCAACTGCAACACCTTTCTCGATGTACTTGTTGCTAATGTCTTTGTAGCGCTTGTACTTCTGTTGGATGTAGATTTCGAGTAGTGCGCTCTTGCAGGTTTCAGATAGTCCTGATTTTGTGCGTGCATCGGTCATTAGCTTACCAAGCTGCGATGCTCTGAATAGTGTTGTTTCCATTGTGTATTGTTATTGATGGTGTGAAGATACTACAACAATCCGCTTAGTTGCTCTTTTTTAACATTTACTAACGGTTCAATCTGTGCATAGAACTCCTGCGGGCATGCTTGCAAAATGATGTCGCAATCGTCTAGCGTTTGCGCTTTCTCGATTAGTTCAAGCAAGTACTGAACATCTTTGTTGGTTGCGTTAAGACTGCCTTTTAATTTGAACGGCTTGTACATGTCTACGTTCTTGCGATTCAAGTCACGGCCTAACAACTTACCAAATGAAATAGCAGCGTTTTTAAGGCACTCTGTTTTGAGTTTAGGGAATGCGAGGTCTAAGGCATTAGGTTTTTTATTATCTGCGTTTAATGCCCATCTATTGCGTTCGATGTTGTCAAGATTCTGTGGTGCTCTGTCAACCATGATAACAATGGAGGCTGCACCTGTTCTGCGTAACTCATACCCGGTTATTGGATGGATCACTACAAGGTCAAGTGAACCTACAACTTCATTAGCCATACGCTCCCACTTGAAGTTCTCAGTGCGCCAATGGCCGAAGAACATTTCGTCTAGGGTTGTTTCAACGTGTGATATGACCAGCGTTTGTGCTTTACCGTCTGGAGTCTTTTCAATTCCGAGTTCATCGGGCTTTGCATTGAGCATCTGCTGAAACTTCTGCAATGCTTCAAGATTGTCTTTGTGGAATGAGTTCATGTTGTTATTGATTTGGATTAATACTTAGCGAGGCAATCGTTGAGTTCTTGGCAGTAAGAAAGTAGTGCGAAGATTACGATGATGGCTACAACGTAGCGAAGGATAGTAGATGCTGTTTTCATGTGTATTGTTTTTAATTGATGCTGCTAATGTACTGCAAATAGTTACATACACCCTGTTAAAAATTGTTAAAATTTGGGACGGTCACGCCCACGAATAGCTGCCGTAGTTCGGGAAAAGTTCGAAGTACATGCGCATCATTATGGCATCTGCATAGTCTGGACTCTTGCCATGCATGCGGGCAATTTCGTCTTTGCTTATCACAGCAAGTTTGCCATCGGCTTCAGGTTGCCGCCTGCGTATCATGTCCAGTTCTTGCACTATCACATCCCGGAACTGATTTACTTTGAAAATAACTTTGTTCTGCTCGATTAATTCCGCAAGCTTGAAATAGCATTCAGCCTTTTGGTT